GGTTGAACAGGTTGAACAGGTTGAACAGGTTGAACAGGTTGAACAGGTTGAACAGGTTGAACAGGTTGAACAGGTTGAACAGGTTGAACAGGTTGAACAGGTTGAACAGGTTGAACAGGTTGATTGTTTATCACCTCTTCTTTTTTTCTAATCAAATCTATTTTATTTTTTCCAAAATAAATTAAAAAGGTAATAGTGCCAACAATACTGAGAAGAAATAGAATAATATCTATATTAGATGGTTGAGTAGTTCCATCGCCAGGAATAAAAATAGCTAGTAATACAAATAAAATAAAAATTGCTAAAATATGATGCAGAAATATTTGAAGCCTTGGAAAAGGTGTTTTTTCTTTCACTAGAAAATAGCTAGTAGGTCTGATGATATACCAGAGTATTGTCCAGCATAAAACGCACAAAATACCCATTAAAACATATGGAATATAAAGCATTTTCACCCACCCTTATTTAAAAATTTCTTATCAAAGTCAAGTTGCTTACATAGTATCCAAGATACTATTAACAATCTATATTTTTCTTAATTCTTAAGACCTTATAGAGGTAACTTTAGTCTAATTACTTCCTGTCTTTTTAAGTATTTCCATAGCTGCTTTAACCATTTCAGTAGTGTTTTTCATTTGATCTTGCAAGATATTACTTGTTTCATCATTTGTTTTATTATCAAGCTCTCTACCAAAATACTTCAATGCAAGCTCTTTCCTAATTTCAATAATTTGAGGGTCCTCGGTAGTAAAACTTGCAACAAAACTTGGAAAAGCTTCTAATTCCATCTTCGTCTGACGACATTGGTCAGCAATCTTTTGATATTTAACTGATTGCTTTAAAAAGTAAGTAATGAGAGTTACAGAAGTTAAGACTAATGTTCCCTTAAAAAACCAATAATCATATTCTTTTAGAGAAAAATATGTTTTGGTAACAGAAAAAAACCAAACTAGAATTATCGAAAACACTATTAAAAGTATGAAGACCATTCTAGAAATATCTGCTCTTTCCTGATTTTCATTTGCAGCCAACTCATAAATATCATGTGTATCTTTATTCTTGATCTTCTCTTTTAACTCATTTACATCTTTAATACTTGTATCTAAATACTCAATTTTTTTATTTATTTCTCTATTTGAATAATTAGCCCTTAATTCATTGAAAAATTTTTCTAATATATCAATAAGCTCCCCATAATATTTATCTATTTTATTCGAGTCATTGTTTACTGTAAGACTCTCAATGACATGTTCTAAATCACCTATATAAAAATTAATAATATTAAAATTTATTGATTCAAGGCTACCATCCTTTAGAAACTGTTCAAATAACGTATTTATATCTTTTTTAAAGCTTTCTAAAACATTCATTCTAGTTGAAGCAAAGCCAGCAAAATCAGGAGTATAATAATTATCAATTACAGTAAATAATTTATTAAAAGACTTATAAGCCTCATTGAACTTATTTGTTAATGTAGGATCCCTCACCCCAAAAATTATTATAAAGTCTTGATGTGCAATAGTATCTAAGCTTTTCTAAACTTTCTACAATAAAAATTAGCCCAACAAAAAACCCCTAAGCCGTTAACTTAGGGGTTTTCGTAGAATCTAATAGATTCTGAATCTGGTCCCGAGGGTCGGAACCAAAGTAATGTGTTAAATCAAGGTAATGAATCAAAACAGGTGGAAAAAAGGTGGAATAAGTACGTTTTATGGTGATTTTTATCCGAGATATATCTACAATGAAAGCTAGGGCAAAATTTGGTAATTAAAAAAAGTATGCTCGGGTATCGGAAAAGAGTAATAAAGGTAATTGGTTGACGAATTTTATATTTAACCTTATGTTTTATATATACAAATACAAGAATAATAAAAGGTAATTTAGTGGTAATCAAAGAGTAATTAATTACCTTAAAAAAAGGTAATCAACACTTACCTTTTATATTATTGATTTAAAATAACTTATTAAGTAAATAAATATTCTGATTACTTGATATTACCTCATAAAGGTAATCAATAAATAATATTAAAAATCAGATACTTAATATTATATTTCCATATGTATTTTCTCTTGTTTACCTTTTTTTGGAATTTTTATTAATTTGTTTTGCCACTGGTTTTTAAGACCATTAGAAATACAAATTTTAATCTGTAGAATTTTGAAGGGGGGATGTAGAAATTTGTAGAAGGAATATTTTTACTCTTTTCTGTCTTATATGCTGTATATGGTATAGCTTTGACTACAAAACCGCTGGTCTGATTTTTTGTAGAGTATTCGACATATTTACTGCCCAGGTGTGGTGGGGGGACAACCGCCCGCGCTGAAGGAGAATGAGCAACTTTGGCCCATTCTCTCCAGATTTTAGTCAGGCTTTGATTTGTTGGCAGATCTCGTGGACTTGAAGGTGTAAACTGCACATGATGGCGTTGAACTCATCACTAGGCAGATCATCGTCATAGTGCATACGAGATAGAGCTGAAAGGTAGTGTTCGAGTTTAGAAAGTGAGTCGTTGACTGTTTGAAGTAAGTCTTCTGGATTTGATGGCTTGTTACCAGCTTTTAATAATGGAGTCATAGTTCTATTCACCTGTGTTTGGTTTTCAATGCCATCCCAGCGACCAAACTAGGGTGGCAGACCGAACGGGGTTGGTCGACCGTGAAACACAGGTAAAACGGCAGGCGTTAGCCTCCCCATCCGATCCACCATAACAACGGGTGCGCCGAATTATAGACATAAAAAATCCGCTAGTAGCGGCTGTCTACCATATGTTTCTAAACGAGCGACCAAACTCGACCACCAATGTGGGTGGTAAATTTAGAGTAGCTTAGATACTATACGCGGGTCAAGACTTTATAAAAAATTCGAAATGATTCTATTTATTCTTTATGGGTTAATTGCTTGTTTATTAGTGTTTATTAAATATCATGTTGATTTAAAATTTATTCAAGATAAAAGAAAGTGGTATGAAAAGATAAGATTTATATTACCAATTTTTTTACTGCCAATTTTTTTTAGTATCTATTATTTTTGGGATCACTATCCTGAACAGTTAATTAAAAAAGATACTCAAATTGAGATGGCTGCAAATCCGGATTTAGGAATTATTAGCTGGCCTTTATCAACCTCAATAATATATTCACCCTCTCAAGATATTGAAGCACCAAAATCCAAATTTCAGGAAATTGGTGAAAAGTATGGAACCTATGGTGATTCTTATGGTTCTTTAAATACTTTATTTACTGGTCTAGCATTTGCTGGACTAATTATTTCTATTTTTATTCAACTTTTAGAGCTTAGACAAACAAGAAAGGAACTTGCTGAGCAAAGTAAAGCTATGGTTGATCAAAAAATTGAATTTGCAGCGCAAACACAAATTTTAGATAAGCAAACTAAAATTAATATTACTCAACAAAAAATTATCAATGATCAATTTAAAGAAAACCAGAAAGCTAATCTTTCAAATCATTTTTTTAAATTAATAGACCAAAAAAATTTACTCATGAACGATCTTAAGTTTCCATTTGAGGAATCAATAATTTTAGGGCAAAGTGTTTTTATTAAATATATGGATGAGTTCCATAGCATAATTGAAACTTTTGACCCCGAAAAACATGATTATAATTATTTCTATAAATGTTGGGAAAGTTTTACTTCTCATGCACACGGGTTTAATAACTTTCAATTACTTTCGTATTTTAAAATTTATAATATTATTTTCCACACAATAGACAATTCAAAAAACATTAGTGAACGTGAAAAACGTTTTTATGCTGATACTTTCAGAATGTTGATTAGTATCGAAGAACAATATGTACTTATGTGGACTGCAATTTTCGTAGAACCATTAATGGAATATTGTAATAAATATAATTTATTACTAGGTGTGAATGGTGATGAAATATTTAAGGTTGGGTTAAAATTCTTTAAGCCAACAGCTTTTGATTCTGACATTTGAAGTATAAACAAAAAAAAGATAAAGACTCTAAGTATCTCTATCTTTTTATATTTTTAATTAAATTGAATCTTAATTTGTAGGTGGTTTAACTTCATTAAATGTTTTAAATTTTACAATTTCATCCCCTGCCCATTCATTCACCGAGTTCGCAAATACGTTTTGAAGTGGAATAATTTCTGAAAACCAGTAGGCTTCACGAGCCTCACTTATGGAACCGAAGCCACCTGCATTGGATGGAATGATGCCAAGTAATTGTGGTGGGGTACGTTGGGATGCAAGAACGTCATCACGTGTGACATTTTTAATATTTAGGAATTCATCTTTGGCAGCCAATTCGCTAATAGGAATGAGTTGTAAGCCATCCTTTTTCCCACCAGGTGCGTGAAGGAATAAATTTCTGAAGTTACCTGGTCCACGTGCGTCCTTCATTGCCTGTTTGATTCCATCGACATCCTCATCATCAATTTGAGTATCAGTGAGATATAGAATGAAACCAGCATGTGAACCGTTGTTGTAATACTTACGACGGAATAAAGTCGCTGATTCATTTAGCCAAATCGACTGAAGTGCAGCGATATATTCAGGTGTCCCGTAGATTTCTTGATCGACATCGATGCCCTTGATATGGCAGACCGTACCAGGTTTAAAAATATGTTCTTCAAAACCATTAAGCAGCTGCAAAAATTCATCAGAATTTTTCATACGTCTGGTGTACTTGGCCATGAGTCCATCATAGTGATGCGGTTCATTTAAACGGTTCTCGATCCGTTGCAAGTAGCCATTACCAAAAACCAAATAATCAAACGCGATGCGTTCAAACTCTGAAGAACTGATCAATTTGTTTGGTTTGAACGACGACACCAGTTGATTCTTTTTATAAAACACAGCAGTCGATAAATATGGCATTGCTTTAAATGATTTTGCCAAAGCATTCATGCTGATATGTGGTTCGTAGTATTTGCCACATAGCCATGTTTCATAGAACTGGGATAAGTCTCGGCCATTCATCACCGGTTCAGGTTCACCGAAGGTAAATGCATGCACTTTGCTATCGGACATTAGTAAATCTCCATAGAGGATTTTTTAGATTTTGTTTGGTTATCAAGTGAAAGTGGCTCATTGAAAAAGGCATGAAAAATGGCAAAAGCCAAATCAGCATGGCCGATGTTTTCAGCACGAGATGCTTCAAATGTCATTTGTCTTTGGGATGCAGTCAGTGTTTTACGAATCGCCATAATTGACATGGCCACATCAGTAGATCCTGCATCAAATTCAAAACGTCCTTTGTTGATCACATCCATTGCTTTCATGACCAACTGTGTTTTGACATCGACGCTATAATTGAAGGTGGTTAAATTTGGGAAAAACTCAGTAACTAATTGCGCCACACCAGTTCCCAAACCTGACTTATCTAAGCCGATATATTTGACGTTATATTTTGTGGTTAATTTTTTGATGTATTGCGCTTGGCTGGCAAAGTCCATACCTTTGAACTGATGATGTTCAAGAAGTCGGAATTTCGGATAATCAGGTTCAGGTGGAGCAATAACTACAAGCCCGGCACTATCACCACTTTCTGCTGGATCATATCCAATCCAAATCGGTTTATTACCAAATGGGCGTAAAGCCAACGGCTTAAAGTCTTTAGACCATAATTCCCAAGAGTCGACCATACATGGCTGAATAATGGAAAGCGGAAAAACACTGTGGCCATCATCAACGAATTCACACATATATAAATTTGCGAATTCTTCAGGACTGTTTTCAGCAATCAATTCTTCAATATCAAATAAGTCACAGCCTTGGCGTTCAGCATCGTAAATATTGACGATGTGTCGCCACATCTTGTCACTACACAAAGCCCCGTTTTTCAAAGTGCCGTGGTCAGTATTAATCTCAACTCGGTTTTCTTTAGTACGACCTTTATTGAATGCATCACCTGTCCAGAATGCATATGCTTCATGCGTTTTGCTTGAGGGTGTACTGAAGTAGGTTTTTTTATATTGTTTTTGGGCAGCCATTGCCGATGCAACTTTTTTTAATGTTGCAAAACCATGCACCCAGAAGAACTCATCAAAATATAAATCACCATGATATGACTGAGCTGTTTTGGCATTTGTACCCAAGAAAATGAGCTGTACTGTATTGCCACATGGCAACGTGATCGAAATTGGATCACCTTGCAGATCCAATTCAATAGACTGCATGACGAAGTTTTTAATGTAAGTTTTAAAACCATGTGCCTGTGCTTTAGAGGCAGACAAGAAAATTTGATTTCGACCAGTGGTGACAGCTTTGATTAATGCTTCACGTGCAAAATAGAATGTCGCACCAATTTGACGTGATTTTAACAAGGCACGGTTACGCTGTTCACGTGCTCGGTACCATACTTTTTGATATTCAAATAAACCCTCGTCAAAATCTTCACATAACTTTTCAATTTGTTCTTCAGTGAGCTGATTTTTGGCAACGGGCTTACGGGGTCCAGCAGTTCTATTTTTTAGTTTTGGATTGAGGTCGGTTTCATTGCCTCCGTCTGCATATTTATCGATACGTGCCATACGCTCCAGCTGACGCATGAGCAAATCAATTTCTTTAAAATCACCAGGTGTTTTCTTCTCCAGAATAATTAGTTTGACCAGCTGTGCTTCTAATGCCTGGGCAACACGACCTGACGGGACATCTTTATCCCATTCATCACGTGCTTTCCACGCATGAACATTTTTATCATTCTCTTTTAAGAATTCTGCAATCGAGCTTATTCGCCACCCCATCCAATATAAAAATTTGGCAGTGAGACGGTTATCGAAGGTCAGTTTTGTCGGGGTATTAAGTGCATTATCCATTGGCTCATTAAGCCAATACACAAGTATTTATTCATTTAGGTGGCATTGTGAAAACTGTTTTCACAAGTGGGTTTTATTGATTCTTTTTACTGTAATTCCGATTCTGCTTACTACATAAATTATGAATTTTTCACATATAAGCAGGATTCACCATTCATGAGTAAGAAATCCAAGTTTTATCGGGTTGCGGTGGCTGGAGCAACTACCGATGGTCGCACAATTGAACCTGAATGGATTCAACAAATGGCGAAAAACTATAGCCAAAACACTTATACAGCCTTGGCAAATATTGAACATATCCGTGGTTTTACACCCGATTCAACATTTGGGAACTACGCAAAAGTTGTTGGGCTAAAAGCTCAAGAAGATGAAATTGCTGGTCAAAAGAAATGGGCTTTATATGCTCAATTAGAAGCCTTTGACAATCTAATTGAAATGCATAGTAAAAACCAAAAACTATTCAATTCAATTGAAGTGAATCCAAACTTTGCTGATACCAATGAAGCGTATTTAGTAGGTATCGCATTTACAGATACCCCTGCTTCATTAGGTACTCAAATTATGGAATTTGCATCTAAAAACCCAGATGTAAATCCTTTTACTTCTAAAAAACAGCATAAAGATAACCTCTTCACTGCAGCCGAAGAAATTGCGCTTGAATTTGAAGAAGAGTCTCCTGTTTCAAATTTATTTTCCAAAGTTATTGACTGGCTAAATCCAAAACAAGAAGAACAAAGTCAAAAGAATAATGGCCAGTTCAATGAAATTGCCAAGTCAGTTGAAGAAATTGCCAAGACCTTTGGCAATACCGTCAAAGAACAGAATGATCTGAAAGAAAAGTATTCAAAACTTCAAAGTGACTTCAATGAATTGAAGAACAAATTACAAGGCGAAGAAAACCCACGTACGCCACCAGCCCCTGAAAATACTGGGAACTTCTCTGAACAAATCGAGTGCTAAATAATGAAAAAACTAACACGTCAAAAATTTAATCATGCTACTGGTTCAGTCGCTTCATTAAATGGTATTGATAATGCTGCAGTAAAATTTGCTGTAGAACCATCTGTTGCACAGAAAATGGTGGATACACTTCAAGAATCTTCAGAGTTTTTGCAAAAGATTAATATCCACCCTGTTGATGAACTTGAAGGTGATACGATTGGCCTGACTCAAGGATCAACTATTGCTGGCCGTTCAAATACTAAAGGTGGTAATAAGCGTACACCAGTAGACCCAACTGGCTTAAAGTCAAATACATACAAATGCCATAAAACTGATTTTGATGTCGCTATTCGTTATGAAAAAATGGATGCTTGGGCAAAATTCCCAGACTTTTATGCGCGTTGGAAAAAGTTCGTTGACCGTGCTATTGCGTTAGACATGATTATGATTGGGTGGAATGGAACCAGTGCAGCCGTAGATACTGACCGTGCAACAAATCCATTACTTCAAGATGTAAATATTGGTTGGCTTGAGCAGATTCGTACTAAAGCGCCTGAGCGTTATATGAAAGAAGTCGTTGAAGCTTCAGGGAAAGTAAAAATTGGTGCTACTGGTGATTATAATAATTTAGACGCTTTGGTTACCGACGTAGTTAGTAACCTGATCAGTGAAATTCATCAAGATGATACAGATCTCGTCGTTATTTGTGGTCGTCAATTACTTAATGATAAGAACTTCCCATTAGTCAATAATTCAAAAGACAATACCGATGCTTTAGCTGGGCAGATCTTATTAAGTCAAAAACAGATCGGAGGTTTAACTGCTGTACGTGTTCCATTCTTTCCTGAAAACGCATTGTTAGTTACTTCACTTGATAACCTTTCAATTTACTTCCAAGAGTCAGGTAAACGTCGTCAAATTATTGACCGCTCGGAACTAGATCAAGTTGAAGAATACCAATCTTCAAATGATGCCTACGTCATTGAGAACTACGAAAAAGTAGGTTTCGTGGAAAACATCGAAATTTTATAAAGAGGCGAATTATGTTGAGTCCAGCTCGACGTCACCTCCTGAAAGCTAAGGCAGCTATTGAGGCTGCCAAGGCTGACGAATTTGGTGGTGTACGTCCAGACGCAAGCGTCTACCAATTACAACTGACTGAACTCAAAAATGACATTCATGTCTTGCGTTCAATTCAGTCACAAGAAAAACGCGCTGAAGCAAAAAAAGAATTGATTCCAAAGCACATGCCCTATGTGGATGGTGTAATTAAATCTGGAGCCAAAGTTGATCAAGATGAAGTGATCACGACCATTATGTTGTGGTGCTTTGACTGTGGCTTGTTTGATCAAGGTTTAAGTCTTGCCGAGTATGCTTTGCAGAATGAACTGAAAATGCCTGATTCATTCAGTCGTTCAACTGCCACTGTCATTGTTGAAGAAATTGGCAATGCTGCACGTGTTGCACATAAAGCAGGTGAAGACTTCAATTTAGAAAATTTAGAAAAAGCTTTTGAACTGACAGCTGAACATGACATGCCAGATGAAGTCCGTGCAAAACTTTATGTTGGTCTTGGTCGTTCAAGTTTTAATAAAAAGTCTTATCGTGCAGCAGTTTCTTATTTTGAATCTGCTTTGAAACTGCATGAAAACTGTGGCTGTAAACAAGAACTCCAAAAAGCTGAAAAGCTATTAACAGAACAAAATGTCGAAGATCAAGACAATTCAAATTCTGATCCGGCGTAACGAGTGCCCAGCACCCACCGAGGGGCAGATCTGACCAAATACAAACATTCTTTTGTTCTGTTTTTGGTTCTGATCTCCACCCCTCACCTAACCGAGAATAAAAATGTCTGGATTAATTGCTAACGGTACTTTTTCAACTCAGGACGTTGTAATCAATAGTGATCCGTTCTTTCCGTCGGTATCAAGCAACTATGTCCGTGAAGTTTTACGTTTAGATTCAAGTGTCACCAATCAACGTTTAATTCCTGCAATTGAAGCTTCTGTAATCCATGTAAATGAACAACTAGAAAGTTTACTGAGTAAAGCTCCAACATTAGTAGAAATTACAACTAAACAGGTCAATGGACAATCTATAACTGCAGTTTTGTATTTCCGAGCAGTTGCAGCAGCTGTTGGAGCTGAAATTTGTGAACGTTACCGGTCCTATGACACTACGAACAATGGCAGCCAAAAAGCTGAAGAACTGACACTTACAATTGATGACTATAAGCGCGATTTACGTTTCGCCATACGCGATTTAAAAAATGTTCGTCGCCTCAATGTGGAGTTGGTTTAGATGAAAGAAATCTATGCAATCCAACACGATACAGTTGACGCAATTTGCTGGCGTGAATATGGCCGTAGCACTGGTGTAGTTGAGCAAGTACTAGAAGCTAATCCACATCTTTCGGAATTTGGTCCATTTGTTCCGATGGGTACCAAAGTCCAATTACCAGACATACCAACTCCACAAAATAAAGTTCAAAGCGTTCAGCTTTGGGATTGAGAGAATTTATGCCAGAACCAACAACCTCTACAGCAACCATTGCCACTCTAAGTGCAGTGTCATTGCTTTCATTTATTAATGGTAATGCGTTGCTAGGTGCAGTACTTGGGGCAGCATTTATTGCAACATTTGAAAAAGATTTAAATGCTTACCAACGTATTCGCAATATGTTATTGGCCACTGGTATTGGTTATATCAGTGCACCACTCATTACAGAACATACATTATTAAAAGCCGATGCAGTTGCAGCCCTTATCACTTCAACACTTTGTTTATTCATATTAATCAAGGTTGTTGATTGGGTTAAAACTGCAAAGCTATCAGATATTTTGAACATCTTTCGAGGTGGCAAGTCATGATCGAATTGTTATTTCAAACCGTTGCTGTTTTAGCTTATCTCATTTGCGGTTTTCGTATTGCAACCTTTAGTCATGGTGGAAATTTTCACCGTGGCTATTCCTTCTTTGCAGCAACTTTGATTGCAGCATTTTTAGGCCAATCGGTGCATATCTTATTTTTTAAGGATCCAGTTACGCTCTGGGATGCCATCTTTGCAATCCTTCTTGCAGTACTCATCTGGCGAACAAAAGGTAATGTGGCCAAACTCATTTGGAGTACGACATGATTTTAAAATTTGGTTCAAAAGGTGATGCCGTAGCAACTCTTCAAAAGCAGTTAGCTAAGATGGGTTACAAGGGTGTTAAAGGTAAACCACTTTCGGTTGACGGTCATTTTGGTGAAAGTACTGAATTTGCAGTAATTCAACTCCAGCGTAAATTTGGCTTAGTAGCTGACGGTAAAGTCGGTGATAAAACGCGCCAAGCTTTAGCTGGTGATTCAGTAAGTAAGTTTTTAAAAGATGAAGACTATAAAAAAGCTGCAATACGTTTAAAAGTTCCTGAATTAGTTATTCGAGTTTTCGGAGCTGTTGAAGGTCGTGGTGTAGGTTTTCTATCAAATGGGAAAGCTAAAATTTTATTTGAACGACATCGAATGTATTTTTACTTATGCCAAACATTAGGAAAAACATTTGCTAATAACCAAATAAAAATTACTCCAAATTTGGTGAATTCCTTAACTGGGGGTTACAAAGGTGATGCAGCTGAATATACCCGTCTAAGTATGGCTATTAATATTCATAAAGAATCTGCTCTGATGTCAACGAGTTGGGGACAATTTCAAATTATGGGCGAAAACTGGAAAGATCTCGGTTACTCATCTGTTCAAGAATTTGTTGATCAGCAGCAACTTAGTGAAGGTCACCAGCTTGAAGCATTTATTCGTTTTATTGAGTGGAAACCTGGCTTATTAGAAGCCTTACAAAAACAAGATTGGCATACAGTCTTTACACTCTACAACGGCAAAAACTATAAAAAACTTGGCTATCAAGCAAAATTCCAAAAAGAATGGGATCATCTTGAACCAATTTATGGGGAGAAAACTGCAGCATGAAAAAGCCCCATGCTTTGCGTGAATATTTGCTAAATGCGATTCCGGATCTACCACAGGATCCGGATCGCCTGCTCATTTTTGCTAATGACGGTAAATTAATGAGTACTGCAGCAAATGGATATAGCTTTGAAATGGCCTATACACTAGATATGATCATTACTGATTATGCTGGTGATGTCGATGTTTTTGGCGTTGTACTTTTCACCTGGATTATGGACAACCAATCCGAACTCATGGCCAATTTAGATAAAGTAAAAGAAGCCATCACTTTTGAAGCTGAACTCATTGATAACAGCAAATATGATTTGCACTTTAAAATCCCTTTAACTGAACGTGTCATTGTGAAAAAGAATACTGAAGGGAAATTTGAGATCTCATATCCGGCTGAACCACAATATACTGAATTTGGTCCACCTACAGATTTTGAATTAATAGATAAGGATGGATCTACCCTTGCAACCTGGCGTACAGCTGATATGCAAGGACGTTCGTTGGATATGCCTTTTCCAGGGAAAAGCCCATGAATAATATTCAGGATCTTGCTCTTTATCTTCAGCCATTATTGGATCGATTGTCTCCAGGTGAAAGGGCAAAACTGGCTAAGAATATTGGACGAGATCTTCGTACAAGCCAACGGCAGCGTATTACAGCGCAGCAAAATACAGATGGTTCAGCTTATACGGCAAGACGTACCCGTTTACGTGACCAGAAAGGAAAAATTAAAAGAAAAATGTTCTCCCAGATTAAATCTAATACGCATCTGAAAGTACTAAGTAATAGTGAATCAATTGCCGTAGGTTTTATTGGACGTATTAATCGAATTGCGAAGGTACACCAATTTGGTTTAAGAGACCGGGCAACTAGATCTGCTCCTGATACAGTTTACCCAAAACGTGAGTTATTAGGATTTACAGATAAAGAAATTAATCTGGTTGAGTCATCATTCATTAAGCACATCAATATTAAGTAGATCAACTTGTGAAAACCATTTTCACAAGCTCCAATTGCTGAAAACAAAAAAACTCTAACGCAAAGTGTTGGCATGAATGCTGACATCAATCGTCGTCTTGAAAATCTGATTCGGTTCGGAACTATCAAGACCGTAAATCCGTCTAAACCAATCCCCCTTGTCACTGTTGATCTTGACGATATCGTTACGCCTGAAATTCGCTTTTTTAATGCACGTTCTGGAAACGACTCAACTTGGGACCCACCCTCTGAAAACGAGGAAGTTATGGTGATTTCACCTTGTGGTGAGATAGGACCTACAAGCGTTGTTTTTTATGGGCTTTATAACAATGAACACCCAGCCCCATCTGATGATTTAAATAAAAAAATACGAGTATTTGGCGATGGTTGTGTGATTGCCTATGACGTTGCTGCACATCATTTGTCTGCCATCCTGCCCCCTACTGGAACAGTTGAACTAACTGCAAATGGCGGTGTCACTTTAAATGCAAATGGTGGTGTCACCATAAACGCAAATGATGGTCTAACTATAAATTCTGTTTCAGGCGGTACAACTCATAATGGAAACCTACTCATAAACGGCAGTTCAGTCACTACAGGAAATAATACTGTCGGTGGTAGTCAACTGGTTCAAGGAAGCAGTCATTCAAAAGGCGATTTCAGTACTGAAGGTGATGTTAAAGCTGGAGACATTAGTCTCAAAAATCACAGAACATCTGGTGTTCAGCCTGGATCCGGAGAGTCTGGAGGACCAATTCAATGATGTCACGTACAACAGGAAAAAATATTGTTGTAGATCTAGATCATATCTACCAATCCATTCAAGACGTTGTGACTACACCAGTTGGCACAAGAATAATGCGTCGAGAATATGGTTCGTTAGTTTTTCAATTAATGGATGGACCATTTGATGACGTCTTACAGATGCAAATTTATGCAGCAATAGCAACTGCAATTATCAGATGGGAACCAAGAGTTTTATTACATTCTGTTTCACTGAACATTGCAGATTTAGGAGCGTATGTCCTGGATCTAAATTTCACACTTGTTGATAACAATCAATTTTCTTCTCTAAGCGTCCCTTTGGCATTTGGCGCAGCTAATTAGGATAAGTATGGCTAATTTATTAACAGCAATTGATCTATCCCAACTCCCTGCTCCAGACGTAGTTGAGCAGATTGATTATGAAGTCATCCTAAAAGAAGGATTAGATGATTTTCATCAAAGAATGAAAAATGATGGAATTGATTATGTCGTTTTAGAATCTGATCCCGCTTATAAATTAGCTGAAACTTTTGCTTATCGTGAAATGATTGTACGTCATGATTCTAATGAACAAGCTAAGTCAGTTTTATTAGCTTATGCTGCTGGAAAAGATTTAGAACATAAAGCTGCTGAGCGTGGTCTTGTACGAAAACAAATTTCCGCTGATGTGATGGAAACGGATGATTCATTACGTCGTCGTGTACAAATGGCCCCTGAAGGTGATACAACCGCTGGCAGTGAAGGATCTTATATTTTTCATAGTCTCAATGCCGATGTGCGGGTTAAAGATGCTTATCCTGATGCACCGTTAGATCCTAATGGGGACCCAAAAGGGATTTGTAATGTCTACATTTTATCAACAGAATCGGATGGTATTGCTCCAGAAGATTTAATTGATAATGTTAAAAATGCTTTAAATAAAAAATTTGTTCGCCCACTTACAGATCATGTCAATGTTCTTTCAGCGACAATCCTGAACTATGAAATTTCAGCTGAAATCGAAATTGAACAAGGTCCTGATGCTAGCATTATTTTGCAAAGTGCATATGAAGAAATCAAAAAATATGCCGCCAAAACACATGCTTTCGGAATCGCTCCAAGTCTCTCCGGTATTTATCAAGCCTTGCATCGCCCTGGTGTAACTAAAGTAAATTTAATTAGTCCGACTCAGAACATTACAACGGTACTTGGCCAAGTCGCCTACTGCACCTTATTTGATTTAAAAATAAAGGGAGATAGTAATGCCTAGTTTATTGCCTCCCAATACCACCAAATTTGAATCAAATTTTGATTCAACTTTCTCTCGAATTTCACAAATCGAGATTTCAACTCGTCAATTTAACGATCCAATGAAAGCCCCGTATTCAGTATTACCGTGGCTTGCATGGGAAAAATCAGTTGATATCTGGAATAAAAACTGGAGTGAAAGCCAGAAACGACAAACGATTCAGAATGCCTACAAAGTGCATAGTTCTAAGGGAACAATTGGATCACTTGAAACTGCTTTAAGTTCACTTGGTTATCAAACCAAAATTCAGGAATGGTTTACCTCATCACCACCACTTAAGCCTTATACCTTCAAATTATTTATTGAAATCTCACAAGAACGTTTAAGAGCTGGTGATTTAAAAGATATTTTCGAGGTCGTCCAAACAAGTAAAAACCTTCGTTCAAAACTTTTAACGACAAGCCTTAGCATTCGTTCTGATGCAGAAATTTATCTAGCAGCTGGCTTAACAGCTGGACATGAAACTCAATTCTCACGTGCACCGGGTGGCCTTTATCTTGATGGGACTTGGGCACTCGATGGCGAAAAACAATTAAATGGAGTCGATTTTTAAAATGGCTGAAATCATTGGTGAAGGCAATTGGTCCCCGGTACGCTTACTTGAAACGTATGAGTTAGCAAGAGGGGGTATGAATGGAAACATGAACGAACAAGCTAAGTCATTAGTGGAGCGGACAGAATTCCTAAAGAAAAATTCAGCAACTAAAGAAGAGCTTTCCTCCATTTCAGGCGGATCTTATGCATTTGGTACAAAGGCTCAAGCTGAAGCAGCTGGTGCAGCAAATAAATTACCAGCGAATTCTAAAATTGAAGTACAAAATGATGGAACAAATAATGGTTATTATCGGTGGACAGGATCTGCTCTTGTGCCTTCGGACTTTAATCCATTAAATGGTGCCAATGGATATACGGATGAAAAGTTTTTAGAGGCAAATGGTATAAGCCGTGAACTTTATCAAGCGCTTGCAAACTATCTTTTAAACGTTTTATTCCTTCAAAATAACAGTGATGGATCACTCATCAAGCAAGTCGATAAAGATGGTGAAGCTTTTTATCATGTTGATAAAGACACGCGCTTTTGGTTCGCTGGACTGGCAAAAGATCTTGTCACTGAAATCTATGAACGTACGCGATATGAAACTGGTACGGATATTGAAGTTAAACGAGATCCAGAAGGGGAAGAATATTTCAAGATTGATAAAGATACTAAGTTTTGGTTTGCAGGATTAACCAAAGATTTAGTTACAGAACTATATGAACGTACGCGATATGAAACTGGTACGGATATTGAAGTTAAACGAGATCCAGATGGCGAAGAATATTTTAAAATTGATAAAAATACTAAGTTCTGGTTTGCAGGATTAGCAAAGGATCTAGTCACTGAAATCTATGAGCGTACGCGATATGAAACTGGTACGGATATCGAAGTGAAGCGTGATGTAGATGGTGAGGAATATTATAAAGTTGATAAGAACACAAAGTTTTGGTTTGCCGGGTTAGATACTGATTTAGTTACTGCAATCAACAGCAAAGCTGAAAGTGGTCTTTCATTAACAGATACAAGTAATCTAACGAACTATTCTTATAGAGATACATTCATTCCGAAAGCAGAAAGACTTTTAAGTTTTTTCCGAAATACACAGAATTCAGGTTTGCTTGCACCGGTTCCGCTACACAGCTTTGAGCAAAACTTTTCAATTTCTGATACATGGCTTGACCAAGCAAAAATATCAACATGGGGTAACTACATCCCCGTTAAAACACCTTATGGAGATGACCGAGGTGTAGTTCACCCTCAGATTCTAGAGTTCCCCAATAAGTTCATGGGATATCGCTATATTGTCTCTATCACTGGTTATACAAATGGTTCTTTAGCGGAAGAAAATCCATTCTTATTGGGTTCAAATGATCTCCAGGGCTTTGAATTACTCACAGGTTTGATTGATGAGCCTGATAGTTACACATGGGAGCACGGCACCGTTTATAACTCTGATGTTTTTACTTTTTATGATGTAAAAACTGGCGAATTATGTATGGTTTTTAGAACGTATTGGGCTGATACAGATGGAATTGCGCCAAATGAAACATACGAAAAATTATTTATTCGCCGCACCAAAGATGGCAAAACATGGTCGGATCGTGAAGTTTTAAATGATAAGTTTCCGCTTGTTGCTCCAGCTGTCATTTATGACGTTAAAACCGAAACGTATCATTTATATGGTGTAGATAATGGTATCAGACACTACACAAGTAAAACTGCAAAAAATGATTGGGTACTAGTTGGCGTTGTTGCAGCACCAGCTGACAAAGCACCTTGGCATGTGGATGTGAAATTTATCGGAGACAAGCAAGTCATCGTTGTTCATGACCGGATCTGGTCACCAGCAAGTAAAAACCGTGGATTTTTTCTTGGGATTGCCTCTGACTTTCACAATTTCAAATGGGCTTCCGACTTTTGGAATATCGATACACGTGGAATTTACAAAGCTACCTTCCTGCCTGAATTCAATGATCAAAATCAATTGCGCTTGATGTGTCTATGGACTTCTGACAGCTCAAATCCTGACATCAATTTACGTTACAAACTATTTGTACAGCCAACCCCATTTTTAGATGTAAATTTCGTGGAGAAGTAATAATGACTTTGGTAATCACATCAAATCAGAAAACCAAATTATCTTTAGGTAATGTAAATGGAATCAAAGGATCACAAGACTGGTGCTTATTTCTAGACTTTGCCAAGAATGAGTTTGTTAAAAAAAATACAGCTGGTGTTCGAACAAATATAACTGAAGCTGATGCGTTGGTTTGCACATCAAATAAGAATTTGGCCACAAAGCCAATGACAATGGATCAGTTTGGAAGCAAATCATATATTTCAGCTACAAACCAATTACGTCATTGGGGAATTTCGAATGCTTTCGGTTCATTTTTTGGTTTGTTAATCGAATCTGAACAGACAAACTGGTTTTTGAATAGTTCTGCCCCAGCTACGCAAACAATCGCAAGTATTCCTGCTGGTTCAACACTTGTCGCATCATGTATTGGAACGGGGTCGCTTAAAATTTCAGGTAATGGAATTAATACTGTCACCGTTACAGAGAATACCCCTGCAACAATTACACCACAGGCAATTGGAACAGAAGTAACATTAAATGTTGAAGTTGTAGGATCTTTAACTCATGCACAAGTTGTACGTTGTGCAGGATTTGCCACAGTCCATACTCCAATTACAACAACGGGAGCAAAACCTTCATCTGGCTTTGATCGTGTTGAAATTAATCAAAATTTACTTACTGAACTCATTGATACTAATAAAGCACTTACAGTTCTGGTTCAATCTGTGGCAGTTAATAACACTAAAGATGACCGTGTCCAATACAATGAGAACCGTATCGTATTAGAAACAGATACATTGGTTGCAGGGCTTGGTTTAAATAAAGATGCGCGTGGATATGTGGGGAACCGATGTGTCTCGACATTTAAATCTGATTCTTCAAATCAGGCTAGTGCTGGCGAAATTTCTAACGGAATGGCACTGAATCAACCTATCACTCAAGCATTCTTTGTTAATGAGCTTGGATTTAAAGGTTGCATTGCTGGAGGCAGAATTTATGAAGTTGCCTCAGCTGTAAACTTAAATAAAGTGAAACGCATTCGACTTGCCGAAAACATTGCAGCACCTTCAGTCATGCAGGGAGGCAACTGTATTATCACTAAAATTGCAATTTTTAATAAGACATTGACGAATACTGAAATTCAAGAAATTTCGAAATCTTGGTTATAACTTTCGCAATAAAAGCGTTATTCATTTTTTGGATAACGCTACTTTTTAAGTGATAGCAAATATGAATTATAAAATCATCTACACAAAAATCGGCCTCCAGCTTTTCTCACAAGCAATGACGAGTGGCATACCAGTTGAACTCGGTGATTTTGCTATTGGCGATGGTGGTGGGCGAAACGTAATACCCGATCCCAATATGACCGCTCTTGTACGTCAAAAGTATCGTGCAGCTATCAACCGTGTCTATCAGGATCCAGAATTTGAAAACCAATTTATTGCGGAATTAATTATCCCGCTTGCGGTCGAAGGTTTTGTACAACGTGAAGTAGGTATTTTTGATAAAAATAATAATCTGGTGATGATTGGTAACCTTCCAGAAGTCATTAAACCTATGGCTTCAGATGGAGCATTTACAGATACCGTTTATCGAGTCCCTTTTATAGTCAGTAATACTTCAGACGTTGAACTTAAAATTAACCCCAATACTGCAATAGCTACGCAGAGCTGGATCATCAATACATTAACACCCGCTTATTTTTTCCCTGGTGGAACAACGAGCCAAGTGCTCAAGAAAAAAAGCAATAGTGACGGTGATATTGAGTGGGGCGATGCAGGCTCGGCTGAAGTATTTGTCGATACCATTCAGGAAGAACAAGATCTTGTTGCCGATCAAACAATTGTAGATCTAAATACAGTGACCACCACAGGCATAGCTGTCTACATTAATGGTTTACGAATCACTCAAAAAGCAGGTGTGGATGGCTTTACCGTCAACTCTGCAACGAGAATTACATTAGGTAAATCTTACGGTTCAGCCAAAATTCTGATTGTTCAAAATGAGCCACAAGGCGCAGCACCATACCCATTAGCTAAAGCTTTAAACTTGTCTGATGTTGAAAATAAAACACAGGCCAGAAAGAATTTAAATGTCTTTAGTAAAGAGGAAAGCAAAGCAAATGGCGTTCCTCCTGGTGCGATTGTTTGTTTTGCTATGAATAAAGCCCCAACAGGTTATTTGAAAGCAAATGGAGCCGCAATTTCACGTACTGTTTACGCTGATCTATTTGCCGAAATTGGTACCAGTTATGGCGCGGGTGATGGGGTAAATACGTTCAATGTGCCAGATGCACGAGCTGAATTTATCCGTGCATTAGATGATGGTCGCGGTATTGATATTGGCCGTGTCATTGGTAGTAAGCAAACTCAACAAGTTTTAAAACATAAACATCTGAGTTTTGGTGAAGCCTATGACGGTGGTTGGATTTTTGGTAATTCGGAATCAAAAGGACATATGGGTACTAATGGCGGGTTGGATTATGACAATTACTTATATTTCACTAATGATGGTACTGAATACAAAGGTGAAAATCCAAATCCTATAGGAGATGTCGGTAATGAAAACCGTCCACGGAATATCGCTTTTTTAGCTTGTATTAAATACTAGGTGAAAATATGACTGGAAAAATTGTTTATCAAACTGATACAGCTGGTTTATTTGTTGGAAAAACATGGGCTGATTTATCCCCTAAAGAAAAGGATGTGTACCATATTCCGAAAGGTTGTGTGGAAGCGCCTCCCCCGAATGATTGGAGTGATGACGTTTGGCCCCGTTGGGATGGAGCTGAATGGGTATTAATTCCAAAACCAAAGGTTCAAGTTCCTTTAACTGCAGAGCAAAAGTTAGCAGAGTTTTTGCAGAGTAATCCAGATGTTTTAAAGCTGATAGAAAAAGATCCAATCTTGTAGAAACCATTTTCACAGACCAAGAAACTTACACTTTTGATTTAGTCATGCAAGCCTGTTTGTTGAATTAAAACCTCAATTAACAGGCTTTTTTATGGCTATAGATCAATACCACCACGGAATCCGTGTCCTTGAACTCAATGATGGGATCCGGCCAATCCGAACCATTGCAACAGCAATTCCAGGCTTTGTTGCAACTGCAGATGATGCAGATCCATTAGTATTTCCAGAAAACCAAGCAGTACTAATTACAAATATACAAGCTGCAATAGCTAAAGCCGGGAAAAACGGAACATTAGCAAAAGCACTTCAAAATATGGCCAACCAAACCAACGCTATTTGTGTCGTGGTTCGTGTACCCACTGCAGTTGATGAAGCAGCTCAAACTGCAAACGTCGTTGGAACCGTAACTGCTGAAGGTAAATATACAGGCCTTAAAGCTTTACTTGTTGCTAAATCAAAATTAGGCGTTCAACCACGTATTTTAGGTGCACCTGGCTTAGATACTGAAGCTGTAGCTCAGGAACTGGTTGTTATTGCCAAAAAGTTACGTGCTATGGCCTATGCCTATGCATGGGGCTGTAAAACAAAAGAAGAAGTTGTGGCTTATCGTGAAGCATTTGCTGCACGTGAGCTCATGATCATTTGGCCAAATTTTGTAGCATTCAACACCACTACAGCTCAAACAGAAACAGTTCCAGCTGTAGCAGTCGCTATGGGCCTACGAGCCAAAATTGATAATGAAATCGGCTGGCATAAAACCCTTTCAAACGTTGCAGTATCAGGTGTGACTGGTATTGATGCTGATGTGACTTGGGATCTGCAAGACCCAGCAACTGATGCTGGCTATCTCAACAGCAATGAAGTGACAACCCTCATTCAACATGAAGGCTTTCGTTTCTGGGGATCTCGTACTTGTTCAGACGATCCTTTATTTGCTTTTGAAAACTATACACGTACTGCTCAAGTGTTGGCCGACACCATGGCTGAAGCACATATGTGGGCAAACGATTTACCACTTCATGGTTCATTGGCCACAGACATTATCGAAGGTCAAAAAGCCAAGCTTCGTGAACTCACACGCAATAAATACCTCATTGGTGGTGACGCCTGGTTCGATCCTGAAGCAAATACTCCAGATACGTTAAAGGTGGGTAAATTGGCCACTGATTACGATTACACCCCTGTCCCACCTCTTGAAGATTTGACCTTCCGTCAACGTATTACGGATCGTTATCTCGCTAACTTTGCTGCATCTGTAAAAGCTTAAGGAGCATAACGCATGGCTTTACCTCCAAAATTAAAAAATATGAACTTCTTTAATGAAGGGAATAGCTACTTGGGCAAAGTTAAAACTGTGACTTTACCCAAGTTAGCGCGTAAAACCGAAGACTACCGTGGCGGTGGTATGAACGGGACCCTAAAAGTCGATTTAGGCATGTCCGATGATGGCTTAGTACTTGAGTCAACTTATGGTGGTCTAGATCTTTTGACACTCCGTCAATTCGGTATGGAAAAAATTGACGGTGTTTATCTCCGTTTTGCTGGGGCATACCAGCGCGATGATGATGGCGAATATGATGCCGTTGAAGTGGTTGTTAAAGGTCGCCATGAAGAAATTGATGGTGGTGAATCAACACCTGGTGAAGACACAGAACATAAAGTTGTGACGAACTGTGTTTACTACAAGCTGACGGTGAATGGTGTCGTTGAAGTCGAAATTGACATTCTTGGCATGAAAGAAGTGATCGGTGGCGTAGATCGTCTTGAAAAACAACGCAACATCTTAGGCATTTTATAAGTTTCCTTCCCTTCTGTAGTCCAGTACTGCAGAAGGTTTTTTTATTTAACTTTTAGGATATTTCCACATGAATCAAATTGATCAAGCGATTAACCAGGAACAAATTAAAAACCCAAATGAAGAAGTGGTGACTTTAGAAGAGCCAATTCGTATGGGCGACCAGATGATTACCCAAGTCACCATCCGTAAACCAGGTGTAAAAGCATTAAGTGGTACCAGTCTTCAGGCTATTTACAATCATGATGTAGATGCCCTTTGTAAAGTAATTCCACGTGTTACATCACCAGCACTGACACCTCAGCAGATCTACCAAATGGACCCTGTAGATTTTGCCAATTTAGGAGGGCATTTGGTCACTTTTTTGTACCCGAAAGCCTTACAGAAGGAAATCAAGGCTCAGACAGCTTAGAGCTAGTCGATGATGTAGATGAGGCAATAGCAAATATTGCCGTCGTCTTCGGTTGGCCACCGAGCACCTACGATGACATGGATATTATTGAATTGAGCAAATGGCATCGTAGAGCGCTCAAAAGAAATCAATCTAACTAATTAGAGTCCACCAATGTCGAACCTAAAATTAGAAGTCCTATTTAACGCAGTTGATAAATTATCAGGCCCTATTAAAACAATCATTGGTGGCTCTAGAACCTTATCAGATGCTTTTAAAAAGACATCATCTGAACTGAAGGCACTAGAAGCCCAACAAAGAAAAGTATCGGGGTTCAGACAACTTAAAGAACAATCTGAAAAAACTGCTCAGGCAATTGAACAAAATAAGGAAACCCTTAAACAGCTCAAAACGGCTATGAATATTGGTGCCCCTACTGAGCAAATGGTTAAGGATCTCGCACGTGCTGAAGCAGCACAGAAACGTCTGAAGACAGCTCAGAAAAATCAAGGCTCTGAAATGACAGCTTTAGTGCGTGAACTTAATCAGGCTGGTATCAGTGTTGACAACCTGGCTGATGATGAATCTGAGCTGAAGAATAAAATCCATCTCACCACGATGGAAATTAACAAACAAAAAGAATCTTTAGAACGTCACCAGAAAGCCCAGAAGCAATATGAACAAATGCAAGGACGTATGGCCAAAGCTTCAGATCTGGCCAAAAAGGGACTAATGGTTGCTGGAGCTGGAGCTGCTGTAATGGCTATTCCTGTACATCTGGCAATTGACTATGAATCTGCTATGGCTGATGTAAAAAAGGTGGTCAATTTTGAAACCCCTCAACAGTTCAAAATCATGGGTGATGACATTATCCGGTTATCAACCAAACTCCCTATGGCTGCCAAGGATATTGCAGCTATTGTTGCAGCTGGTGGCCAATCTGGAATTGCAAAAAATGAACTACTTGGTTTTGCAGAATCTGCAGTAAAAATGGGTGTTGCTTTTGACATTTCTGCTCAAGAGTCAGGTCAAGCTATGGCTGAAATGCGTACAGCTTTTAAAATGTCCCAAACAGAAGTCGTCTCACTTGCTGACAAAATTAATTACCTAGGCAATAACACTCCAGCTGCAGCAAAAGGCATCATGGATATTGTTCAACGTATTGGGCCACTCGGTGAAGTTGGTGGTTTTGCTTCTGGATCTATTGCAGCACTTGGTGCCACTATCCGGGGAATGGGTGTTGCAGAAGAAATTGCCGCAACCGGTATCAAGAATATGATGCTTGCTTTAGTTGCTGGAGAATCTGCAACTAAAGGTCAGAGAGCTGCTTATAAAGATCTAGGCCTAGATGCTGGCCAAGTAGCTAAAGATATGCAAATTGATGCTGAAACCACAACTTTAAAAGTAATCAAATCAATTTCTAAATTAGATAAATATAAACAGGCTGCAACCTTAAAAGAGCTTTTTGGATCTGAGTCATTAGGTTCAATTGCACCATTACTTACCAATATGGAAGCGCTTGAAAAGAACCTTTCAATGGTAGGTGATAAAACTAAGTATGCTGGTTCAATGCAAGCTGAATATGCCGCACGTGCAGCAACTACAGCCAATAATATTCAGTTGGCTAAGAACCAAGTAGCGGGCCTAGCAATCAATATTGGTAATGTGCTTCTTCCTCCAATTAATACCATGCTTGGTAAATTCACTGCTGTGATGACAGTTGTTCAAGATTGGGCATCACGCAACCCAGCATTAGCCTCAACACTGGTAAAAATTGCTGTTGGAGGTATAGCTATTATTGGGGTTATAAGCGCTTTATCACTAGGAGTGTTAGCGCTACTTGGTCCACTTGCTATGCTCAAAATGACCTTTTCCACATTAGGCATTGGGTTTAGTGCCTTAGGAGCAATTTTCTCTCCAGCTGGCTTAGTCATCCTTGGCGTTATTGCAGCCGTGGCTGGAGCTGCTTATCTCATTTATAAGAATTGGGAACCGATCAAAGGTTTCTTTGTGGGCATTTGGAATACAGTTAAAACTGCCTTCAATGGTGGGATTATGGGGGTGTCTGCCCTAATTATTAATTGGTCCCCAATTGGGCTTTTCTATGCTGCATTTGCAAAGGTCCTGTCTTGGTTCGGTGTAGATCTGCCATCCAAATTCACAGGCTTTGGCGCAATGATTTTAACTGGGTTAAAAAATGGGATCCTTTCTAAAATTGGTGAGGTTAAAGCAGCTCTCTCCGGAGCAGTCACAGGCGTCATTGATAAAGCCAGGAATATCCTAGGTATCCACTCTCCTTCTCGTGTGTTTATGGGTATTGGTGACTACACCATGCAAGGCATGGCTTTAGGTATTTCACAGAACCATAACTTACCCGTTAGAGCTACACAGCAAGCAACACAGAATGTTGTTGGTGCCGGCACTACAGCCAAGGTCACTCCAGTGACACCGATCCGGGCACAACGCGGTGGCAGCTTCATTAGTAACGATACTATTCAAATCACCATTAAAGCAGAGCACGGCCAACCAGTGCGTGAAACAGCACGTGCGTTACGAGCTGAAATGGTACGCCTACAACAAGAAGAACGCGATGCTCGTCGTAGATTCTTAACTGACACGGAGTAAACAAGATGATGATGGCGCTAGGGCTGTTCGTATTTTCATTACGAACAGCTGCTTACCAAGAACTTCAACGTGTCACCAACTGGCGACATCCAAGTAATAGCCGGGTAGGTTCTACCCCGGCTTATCAGTTTACTGGTAAAGGTGAGGACACTATTACCCTGAAGGGGGAAATTTACCACGAGCTTACAAACAACCGAGTTGTTCTGGACCAAGTCCGTCGAATGGCAGACACAGGTATGGCTTACACACTCATTGAAGGTACTGGAAAAATTTATGGCCTAGTGATTATTGACAATATGGAAGAGACAAAAACCTATTTCTTTAAAGATGGTGCAGCACGTAAAACAGAATTTACCCTGACATTAAAAATCGTAAAGGCATGGGAACCTACTTTAATTGGAACACTACTAGGTATGGCTGGTGGCGTAGCAAATAGGTTGATATAAATGTTTAATCAAGTCACCAATACGCTAAATGAAGCAACTGCTTCATATCAGGCTGAAACTAAATATCCTTTTCCAATTTATCGACTTGAAGTTGATGGAAATGACATCTCACCTCTCGTTGTCGACCGCTTAATTTCACTCAGTATTAAAGACAATCGAGGTCTTGTTGTGGACTCGGTGGATATTGAGCTTGATGATTCAGATGGGCAATTAGAAATTCCACCTGAAGGCGCAATTATTCAGGTGTGGATTGGTTGGTCTAATACAGGCCTGGTCGACAAAGGAAAATACAAAGTTGAATCCGTCACCCACCGCGGTGCACCAGACGTTTTAAGCATTTCGGCCTTCAGTAATGATGTATCTGAAGGTTTAAAACAAAAGCGTGAACGTAGCTTTAGTAATAAAACAATTCAGGTGATTTTTGAAACCGTTGGTGCGGAATATGCGCTTAAAACAATTGTGCATAACACACTGGCCAACCGGGTAATTTCATACATTGCTCAGAATGAAAGTGATGCCAATCTGATTACCCGGATAGCCGATGAACATGATGCTATTGCTACCGTAAAAAATGGCCACTTAATTTTATTGCCTCGTGGAGCTAGTCAAACTGTATCCGGATTACCTCTTCCTACAGCCCAAATTTTTCGATCAGATGGTGATGGACACAATTACACGACTGGTACTGGCACTGACCGAATTACAGGCGTTAAAGCGTTCTATTACGATGCTGGTAAATCTAAAAAGCTATATGTGGTTATTGGTGATAATGAGGAAAATTTAAAAGAGATCCGTTACGTCCACCGCGACAAAAAAACAGCTGAACTTGCTTGCCAGGCTGAATTCAACCGTTGCAAACGTTCTTCCCAAAAATTGTCTTATACCTTTGCCTTTGGCCAACCTGAACTTATCCCGGAACAAGAGTTTGTATTCACCGGTTTAAAACCACAAATCGATGACATTGTATGGCTGGGTACTAACGTTACTCACAATTTAACTGATAGCGGATTTACTACAAGTGTTGAATTAGAGGTACAACTCCCAAATGCGGATGATGTTTCTACCCTTTTTGAGCCTGATAAAGAGGGAGATAAAGAATTAAGAAAACAAAATAAAAAACGGACCGGTCGCAACTACGCCGACTACTCCGGAGTAATCGTTTTTTATCGAGAGAATGGAAAAGACCTGAAGCTTACTTCCGGAGATCAAAGCAATCCGCTAAAGCTTATTAAAATCTATAAAACAAAAAAAACAGCGACCATTGCTTTAAAAAGAGAACAAGCCCGAATTGATAAAGCTAAAAAGGGCTAATAAAAAAAATCCTTGCTTTGGGGGAAGCAAGGACAAAATGGTAATCAATTTTCGATACAAATTATTATAAATCACCATTTATAGTGATTTTGTTATAAAATCGTAAATAATTAAACCAACAGGTAGCGAAATGGCTCGACCAAGATCCCGTTATAAATGCCCTCACTGCGGTGAACCTTTTTCAATCCGTTCAAGTACTGAACTTAATCCTTTACTCCGTTCATTTCAGGGACAGTGTCAAAACTTAGAGTGTGGCTTTACCGCTCAAGGATTTTTTGAATTAAAGATCCAGCTTTCCCCTCCAGCTCATCCTAATCCTGAAATTAATTTACCTACTCCAGACCGTACTTGGAAAATGGATCACGCATGACAGACAAAATCGATATTGCCCAAGAACTACAACTTAAACAGGTTCAAATTCAACCTAAAGACTTTAGCCGCCCTTCACTTACCGAATGTGAAGAATGCGGAAATGATATTCCTGTTGAGCGTCAGCGCTATGGTTCTGTAACCCTTTGTGTGGAATGTAAAAATACACAAGAAAAACTTTCAAAAAGGTACTTTTAAATGACAAATTTCCTCATCTTTTTCATCGTTATTCTTGTTTTAGCCCTCATTATTTTTTGGATGATCCTA